ACGGCGAACAAGAGGAAGTAACCCATGCCCCGGTTTCAGTCAGCAGGCGACCTCATCAACCGCGTGGCGGTCAGCATCGGCTTGAACAAGTCGAGCGACCCGTTCGCGTCAGCTGATCCAGCCTTCATCCAGCTTTGTACGCTGGCGACTGAAGCCGGGCAGGACCTGGTGCAGGAGTACGCCTGGCAGCAGCTCGAACGCCAGAACAACTTCATCACTGCGCTGGGTGACTCCGGACTGTACGACCTGCCTGCCGACTTCGCCTACATGATCGACCAGACGGGCTGGCAGCAGGGCGTGCCGGGCAGTGCGTATCCGCTGCTCGGTCCTGCGTCGCCGCAGTGGTGGAGCTACCTCGAAGCGTCGAAGCTCTACACGGTCACGATCTACGCCTTCTTCCGCATCGCGGACGGCAAGCTGCAACTCTGGCCGCAGCCGCCCGCGCCCGACATCCCCATCGGCTACAAGTACATCTCGCGGGACTGGGTCCTCGACGGGACCAGCCCGCCGAATGCGCCCGTCTACAAGGACAACGTGAGCCTGTCGGCCGACGTGCCGCTGTTCGAGCCGATCCTGTTCCTGAAGAAGCTGAAGGTCATGTGGCTTCAGGCGAAGGGCTTCGACGCGGGCTACGCCCAGGACGAGTTCATCTCCGCGCTCGAATCGTGGAAGGGCAAGGACAAGTCCGCGCCGATCCTTTCGCTCAACGGCCCGCGCCAGTACAATCCGCCGTTCATCAGCGAGTGGAACGTACCTGAGACGGGCTTCGGAGGCTGACGATGCCCTTCCAGCCAGGCCAGCGTTACCAGGAAATCGCAGGACGCCGCAAGCGTGCTGCCAAGCAGCGCACCCAGGCCTTGTTCCTGCCGCCATCGCAGGGTGGCATCAACGCCATCGACGGTGCGGCCAACGTGCCGCCGAATGACGCGCTGCGCCTCATCAACATGGTGCCGCAGGAATACGGCACGGCTGTCCGCAAGGGCTACCGTGAACACTGCCCGCCCGTGCCACTGGGCGACGGTATCAAGACCGTCATGCCGTTCGTCAGCAAGTCCACCGATACCGACACGTCGCGGTTGTTCTGCGCAACGTCGGACGGCATCTACGAAATCACGACGCCAGGCGTCGCCCCGGTGAAGCGGTTCAACTTCCCCATCAAGACGGCATTCGCGGGTTGGTGTTCCTGGCATAACTACCAGACGCTCGCCGGTCAGTTCCTTCTAATCTGTGACCTCGCGAACGGCTACATCGTCTACGACGGCAACGCCAACACGTTCGCGGTCGGCACGATCACGGGACCGACTCCAGCGGAAGCAACGCTTGACTTTGTGACGGTCTGGAAGAACCGCGTGTGGCTCGTGCAGCAGGACACCGGCAGCGCGTGGTACCTGCCGGTCGGCCAGTTGACCGGCAACGCGAAGGAATTCAACTTCGGCAACAAGTTCAAGTACGGCGGGCATCTGAAGGGCCTGTGGAACTGGACCATTGACGGCGGCGAAGGTGTCGATGACTACCTCGTCGCGATCAGCGCAGGCGGCGACTGCGTGGTCTATAACGGCACCGACCCGGATACCGCTGGCGACTTCAACATGAAGGGCGCGTTCTTCCTCGGCACGCCGCCTTACGGTCGGCGCATCGCGGACGACTTCGGCGGCGACCTGCTGGTTATCACGAGCGCGGGCTGCATCCAGTTGTCGAAGCTCATCGGCGGACTGCCCGTCACCGACGAGCAGGTCAGCATCTCGCGCAAGATCAACCCGCGTCTGAATCAGTTCATGGACCGCACGCTTAACCAGTTCGGCTGGGAGATTCGCAGCTTCCCGCGTGAGCAGTTGATTATCCTGGCCTCGCCGAAAGAGACGGGCAGGCCGCAGATGCAGTTCGTGTACCAGACGCAGACGCGTGCGTGGTCGCAGTTTAACAACCTGCCGATGCTCACGGGCGAAACCTTCAGGGGCAAGTTCTACATCGGCACGCTCGACAATCGCGTGTTCACCTACGAGGGTTACGTTGACAACGTGCTGCTCGCCGACAACGGGCTGACTGCGAACGCAATCGAGTGGGAGAGCTTCACGAGCTTCCAGAGCTACGGCGCGCCCGCGACCTTTAAGCGCATCCAGATGCTCCGCCCGCAGTTCGTCGGCCAGGAAGTACCCAGCTTCTTCATCCAGGCCAACTACGACTTCGACATCTCCGCGATCACCGGCTCGCCTGGCTACGTCGTGCCGCCCGGCGGTCTGTGGGACTCCGGCCTGTGGGACGGCGACGTGTGGGGCGGTGGCTTCATCACGAATCAGCCGCCCTGGGGTGGCAGCGGCGTCGGTCGCCACATTGCAATCAACATGCGCGGACGCAGCAGCAACGAGACGATCCACGTCGGCACCGACGTGATGTTCGACACCGGAGGCATGCTGTGAAGCCCGCAATCAAATTCCGTGCGATGGTGCCCCCAGATTACGAGGAGTTCACCCGAGCAACTTCTTACTACCCTGGTCCTCAGTTCGGGGGCATCGTCGCATGGTCTTGGGACGGGCAGAAGAACACGATCATGGGCATGGTCGGCCTCGATGCCTGGACGCCGGCGACGGTCAGTGTTCATTGGTGCATCAAGCATCCCCGGTGTATACTGCCCCTGTGGCAGGAGTTGGTGGCTTACGGCCAGTTGCACGGCAAGCGGAAGTTCATCGGCACGACACCCAGTGACAACACGCGGGCGCTGCGCATGATCTTCCACAAACTGGGCTGGCAGCCGGTCGCGGTCATCAAGGATGGCTGGGACATTGGCACCGACATCGTTATTTCCGAATTCATCATCCCGGCGCAGGCCGCGAGGATCGCAGCATGAGCAAGTCAACTCCCAAGGCGCCGGACTACACCGCTGCGGCAGAAGCCCAAGGGCAGTCCAGCAAGGAAGTCACGGAGCAGCAGTCGTGGGCGAATCGCCCCGACCAGAACACGCCCTGGGGCCAGCAGTCGTGGAACGCGACGCCGACGTGGGACCCTGCCACGAAGCAGTACATCAACAAGTGGGAGCAGACGACGACGCTGAACCCCGACTCGCAGCGTGCGCTCGATGCCGAGCTTGGGCTTCAGGCGGGTCGCAGCGAACTCGGCGCGTCACTGCTGCCGCGTGCCGAGCAGGAGTTCGGTCAGTCGATGGACTGGTCGAAGTTCCAGAAGATGGGCGATGTTGTCAAGGGCCAGCAACTCACGCCGGAAGAACTCCAGCGCGGCGTGAAGGGCGAGGAGTACCAGCGCAACCTTTCGACCGAGGGGCTGACGGAGCTCGACCCGTCGCAGAAGTACCAGCAGAATGCGAACGACGCCATCTACAACCAGTGGGCGTCGCGTGCATTGCCGGAGCAGCAGCGCCAGAGCGAGCAGATGCGCACGCGGCTTTACAACATGGGCCTGAAGGAAGGCGACGAAGCCTACGACCAGGAAATGCAGAAGCTTGGCCAGCAGCAAGGCGACGCCATGCAGCAGGCGCAGTACCAGGCGACCATCGGCAGCGGTGCCGAGGCCCAGCGCATGCTTGGCATGGACGCGGCGACGCGTGCCCAGATGTTCGGTGAACGTGGTCAGCAGGGCAACTTCGCCAACCAGGCAGCAGGTCAGCAGTTCCAGCAGTCGCTCGCGCAGGGCAGCTTCGGCAACGAGGCGGCTGGCCAGGCGTTCGGCATGATGTCTGGCGCCGCCGGTCAGAACTTCGCGCAGGACACGGCATCGAGCAACCAGCAGACGCAGCAGCGCCAGCAGCAGATCGCCGAGGAGATGCAGAAGCGCGGCTTCAGCCTGAACGAAATCAACGCCATCATCAGTGGCCAGCAGGTTGCCATGCCGACGATGCCTGGGTTCAACACGGCCTCGAAGGCGAACGAAGTCAACTACAGCGGTGCTGCCCAGAGCCAGGGGCAGGCCGCGCTCGACGCATACAACGCCAAGCAGCAGGCCTATCAGGGTATGATGTCTGGTATTGGGTCCATCGCTGGCGGCTTCATGCCCGGCTAACAGGAGAGAGAGATGTCTTACAACCCGATGAACCCCTACGGCCAGCGTCCTGGGATGCAGGTCCCCAATTCACCGATGATGGGGCGCCAGCCAGGTCCTCCGCAAGGTCAGCCGCAGCAGCCGATGCAGCAGATGCCCGGCATGCCTCCGCAGGCGCCGCAACCT